GCCGACTGCCAAGCCGCCATCCGGCGTTTGTGCCAGTTCCGGCTGATAGGTGGAAGGCGTGATTCCGATGGGCGTCCTCCATCCGTTGGCAGCGATGCGGTCAATCAGGTGCTTGGCGCTGTCAAATGTCCAGGTGCCCACGTGCTGGAATCCTCGGCTTTCCAGGAAGCGGATCTGCTTGGGCGTTGTCAGCCCTTCGGCCTGGCGTTTTTGCAGCCGGTCCAGCAGAAGCGCCGCTTTGCCCGCGTTGTTGATTTCATCCGGGAATATGCCGCGCTTTTCCAGCATGGCCAGCTGCTTATCGCTGGGCGGGGCCATTTGCCATCCAAAGGCGGGAACATAGCTGCTCAGGTCTTCCGCTGCGATGCTCATCTCGAATTGCAGAGGATCCACCAAGGCGCGTTTCCGCTTCCGCATTTCCTGAAGCTGCTTGGCCAGGGCTTCTTCCCGTTCTTTCAGCACGTCCTGGGCCGCTTGCTTTTCAGCCGCTTCGATGTCCACCGCATTTTCGGGATCCTCGTTCATGTTTTCGGTCATCTTGTCGGCCACTTCGGGATTTTCACAAATCAGGTGGGCGGGGCGGCACAGATCATGGCGGCTGGTATGCCAGAGGAAATCCAGCAGAAGCAGTTCTTCCTTCCCGGTATCGGGTGAAAGCCTGGTCCCGCGTCCCACCATCTGGCAGTAAAGGCTTCTTACCTTTGTGGGCCGGAGAACCACGATGCAGTCAACAGATGGGCAATCCCACCCCTCGGTGAGCAGCATGCTGTTGCACAGCACGTTGTATTTCCCCTGGTCAAAGTCCGTCAGGATTTCGGCCCTGTCCAGGCTGTTGCCGTTTACTTCTGCGGCCTGGAAGCCGTGTTCATTCAGCAACCGGCACATCTTCTGACTGGTTTTGATAAGGGGAAGGAACACCACCGTTTTTCGGTTCCTGCAATGTTTGCTCATTTCGCGTGCGATTTCTTCCAGGTACGGATCCAGGGCGGTGCCCACATCTGCCAGGGCAAAATCTCCGCTTTGCTGTTTTACGCCGGTGATGTCGATTTTGAGGGGAATGGTCATTGCTTTGATCTTGCACAGGTACCCTTCCCGGATGGCCCTCGGCAGGGTGTATTCGTATGCCAGGCTGTCAAAGAACTGACCCAGGTTCCGCATATCCGATCTATCCGGGGTGGCCGTTACGCCCAGCACCTTCGCGCCGTCGAAATGCTGAAGCACCTTCTGGTAGCTGTCCGTCAGGCAGTGGTGGGCTTCGTCGATGATGATGCTGGTGAAATAATCGCGGGAGAACCGGGCCAGGCGGTTTTCGCGCATCATGCTTTGTACGCTGCCCACCACCACCCGGAACCAACTGCCCAGGCATGTTTCCTCTGCCTTTTCTTTCGCGGTCAGCAATCCGGTGCTGCGCTCCAGTTTATCCGCTGCCTGGTTGAGCAGTTCATCCCGGTGGGCCAGGATCAGCACCCGTTCTCCTTCCTTCACTCGGTTTTCCGCAATTCGGCAGAACACGATGGTTTTGCCGCATCCGGTGGGCAGCACCAGCAGGGTCTTTTTTCTGCCGTCCTGCCATTCGCTTTCGATGGCGGTTACGGCTTCTTTCTGGTACGGTCTTAAGTCCATGCTTTATCCTTCCTTTATCCCCCTGCCATTCCGGAGAACAGCAGGGGGACGTGCGTCGGTTTAGAAATTGCCGGGAGTGTAGCCCGTGTTCTGCTGCTGGCCGTACATTTGCTGTTGCTGGTAAGCAGGCTGCGGGGCGGGCTGCTGATATGTGGGCTGTTGGTAGGGCTGCTGATAGGCTTGCTGCTGTGGCTGCGGGGTGGCAGGCATGGGAGGCTGTTCGTCCTTTTCATAGAACTTGCGGATTTTGTTGTTTTCCGAAGTGCCGCCGTTCCTGTTCTGATACTTGTCCACATACACGTGACACGTGCCCGTAGCGCCGATTACCTGATCCCAGCGGGGCCGCAGGGGTTCGCCGTGCTTGCGCTGGCCGATGGCAGTGAAGAAAGCGCACAGCATGCCTTCCGTTTTCTTATGCAGGAAAAGCTGGTGCTGAATCGTTCCGGTCTGGTAACCATCGGTGATTTCCAGGGTCAGAACAGCTTTGTTGCAGGGAGGCAGCTTATCGCTGCCGTTGTGCCTGCCGCGTTCAAATTTGGTCACGGTGAATTTGTAATCGCCTTCTGGCAAAACAACAAACTCACTGTCATGCTCGATTACATCGTCCCAGCCAATTTCCTGGTTCATGTTGTTCGGTACGTACTCGCTCACGGTTTTTCAACTCCTTCTGAAAAGTATTTCTGTAAAGCTGCCAGCAAAATGCGGGCTTCTTCATCAGTCAGTGCAATGCCCTTCATGGGCTGCTCATCGCGCCACTTGCGCAGATCCAGCTTGGCGGGGTTGCCATTGAAGGTCACCCGGTTCAGTTCCGTGGTATACCCGCCGTTGCCCTGGCTCAGGGTGGCGATGCGCTCGGTTACCTCAAATTCAATCGGTTTTCTTTCCATTGTTCATTCCTCCAATATCAGAACGGGGCTTCTACCCGGTTGGCCAGCACCATGTTTTTCACCTGGGGCCAAGCGCCAATCAGCACGCCGTCAACGAAGTCCTTGGGATAATTGGGCCATGGGGTATCCATCGGGAAATAGCCCTTCTGCGCTACGGCAGCCTGCACCTCAAAGGGCGTAATGCCGTCTGCACGCATCAGATCAGCCAGGGCAGGGGGCACCATGCTGTAATCAATGCTCTGGGCGGGCGCTTGCTGTGGAGCCGGGGCCGGGGCAGGCGCAGGAGCAGGGGCAGGAGGGGGTGTCGAAGGCCCGGCTTGCGGCATCGGGGGCGGGGTCTGCGCCGGGGCGTTTTGCACGGCGGGGGGAATGGGCAATTGTTCTTCCGCGTGCATTGGCGGAGGCACTGCGCCGCCCACCGGCTGGAACAGGGCGGCAACCTGAGCGAATTCAAAGGGCATTTCAGGCGGCAGCCCGTAGCGGTTTTTGGCATCCCAACAGGCGTGATGCGTGGTGTACATCACGCGCTGAGCGCCGCTGGCCTTGTGCTTTTTGCCGTCCTTATCGGCGGCATAGACGAAGGTTTTATAATTGGCGAACAGCAGCAGATCACACCATTCTTTGATCAGGGGCGCTACCTTCTTGCTGGTTTTCATTTCCCACCGGTCATAGGTGCCAAGTTCGTCCGGCTGTTCAAACTTTCGCATCATGGCATGGGCGGTGAAGCCCACATGGACGCCCTTGTTATGAAGCTCGGTCAGCTTATCCAGCAGCTTGCCGAATTCTTCGTACAGGTAGGTGTAGCCGCGCCCGTACCCGTAATCCTCAATGCTGCCTGCCGGTTTCCCGTTGATCAGGTTGGAAGCGCACACATGATCCAGGCAGAGTCTTTCGGCCCAGTCTGCCGTGTCGATCACCAGGGCGTTCAACATGCCGGAATTGCGGATCGCGTCATCCACTTCGTTCATCAGCATCTGCCAGGAGGTGGGCTTGGGGTAGCGCTGCACGTCCATGTTGTTGGTGCTGCCTTCGGTGTCGATAAACACCACGCCGGGGATCTGGCTTACAAAGGTGCTCTTGCCGATTCCTTCAGAGCCATACACCGCAAAGCGCAGTCCGGTTACGATTTTTCCTCTTGTGATTTGCATTAAAATACTCCTTTCGTCCATCCAGCCGCAGCAGGCGCGGGCTGTTCTTGATTGGCGCTTTCAACCACAGCGCCGTCCTCGATGATGATTTGGCAAACGCCGTCCGTTCCCACCCTGGTGCAGATGGCTTGAAGCCCTTCCTGTTCCAGCCAGGCTCCAAACTCCCGCATGGTATCCACGTCCATCTGCTCGGTTTTGTCGATCAGCACAAAGTTGCATTTCGGGTTGATGGCCCGCACGATGGCCACGCTCACCCGCAACTGCTCCGAGGAACTCATGCAATCCCAGGCTTTGCCCTTGTAGAGCAGTTCGCCCTGTTCCACCGCCAGTTCCGGCAAGGGAAGGTTGGCACCCTGGAGCAGCTTGGAGCGTTCATCCCGTACCGCCTCAATCTGGGCAGTCATGGCGTCGTAATCCCGGCTCATGGCGTCGGCGTCTTCCACAGCCTTTTCCTTGTCCAGGTTTGCGCGTACCTTGCGGTTGATCTCATCCACCTGCCGGATGCTTTCTTCCAGTTCAGCGGTACTTTCATCCTGAAGGGTGGCCGCGTCCATCTGGGCCGTTTCCAGGTCCTGCTGGTTCTGCGCCAGTTGGGTCATCAGCTGGGCTTGTTGTTCCTGGAGCCGCAGAATCTGGCTTTCCAGATCCCCCTTGCGCTGGATCAGCAATTCCCGGTTCCGGGCCAGGGCGGTCACGTTTTCCCGCTTCCTTTGGTTCTCGGCGTTTTTCAGCAGGATGGCCTGCTGCCGCTCAATCAGTTCACCGGCGCTTACCGGGGATTCAGGCACTCCAGGGAAGGACTGCATTTCATTGGCGTACTTTCGTTTCTGATCGGCGATCTGGCCCAGGGCGTGAC